ATCAATTAATAAAGCAATGAATGAACCCATCAAACGAAAACATCCAGAAGCACCTGAACCTGGTGAAGAAGTGATGTATGTTGATGTATCTAAAATGAATAGTCAGCAATTTAATGAAACCAAACAATCATTAGAAGATCTTTATAGACAAGATAATGATTAGTGATATAATGAGGGTCTTCGGACCCTCTTTTTTTATCTAAATATAATTATGAAACTGCCTAAAATTCCAAACGATCACTTGACTCCCGAACTTAGGGAGATAGTTGGTGATGGAGATTTGGAATTTGAATCGATTGTAGACCCGATGGATGTCATGGACATTCAGATTGATCCTGATTCTTATTATGAGGATCGTCTACATGCAGCAAAGTTACTCGTAGAATCTAGGAATAATCTAAATGAGATACAAAGACACAATAAAGGGGGCAAAAAAGATCCTCAAGACAGCAAAGAAACATCCTGAGCTATACAACGAACATGAATTACTATATGTACGCATGATTAAAAAACAAGCACAGCGAGCATTAGAAAAGAAACAGTCACAACTTGACGGTAATCAGTAATCATTCAGTCACATTTGTAAGTATTAACACTTATAAATATTCCTCGTAACGTTACAACTTTGTAACACTTGCCTTCTCTCCAAGGTTGTGTTATAATCTTTCCAACGCAGACGAGTCGAGTCTGCTTTCATCTGCGGGTAATCACTCCGCAAGTAAATTAACGAGGTATTTTCAAATGATCAAAACTGCTTTCGCTGCTGCCGCTGCAGCTGCTGCTTTCGCTGCTCCTGGTGCTGCCCTTGCAGGTCCGTACGTCAACGTGGAAACCAATGCAGGTTGGACGGGTTCGGATTACTCTGGCGCAACTACAGATTTCCATGTGGGCTACGAAGGTCCTATCGGTGAGTCTGCTTCCTTCTATGTCCAAGGTGGCGCTAGTCTGGTGACTCCTGATGGTGGTACCGACGAGACCGTTCCTTCTGGTAAGGCAGGTGTCGGCGTGGCTCTGAGCGATGCTCTGGGAGCATATGGTGAAGTCTCCTTCATCGGTTCTGGTGATGATTCCGTCGATCGCGGATATGGTGCAAAACTGGGTCTGAAGTATTCCTTCTGATTCCTGTCTATATAAGATAAATTAAGGGACTCCTGGAGTCCCTTTTTTATTCTTTCGCACACATCAACTATGACTAATTTTGCCGTATACACCAAACCTGGTTGTCCATACTGCACAAAGATCAAACAAGTCTTAGAGGGGAAGGGGTTTTCATATCGTGAGTATCAATTAGATAAGGACTTTGATAGAGAATCTTTTTATGGTGAGTTCGGTGAGGGTAGCACATTTCCCCAAGTTCTGCTAAACTCAGAAAAGCTCGGCGGTTGCGTCGATGCTGTTAAATACATGCGACAAAAAAATCTTATCTAATGAACGAAGAGTTTTACGACCTTATTGAACGATCAATCGATGTTGCTTTTGAGGATAACAAGTATCTGTTTAGATGCTACAACTACTTACTTGCATCAAAGACTACTCGTAAACAAGTTCGTGAATTTATCCAGTCTTCAACTGCGACTAACATCAATGGATTAGTTTCTGAACTTGATGGTTATATCAAGGGTGGTAACAAACAACTTCGTGAAGCATATGGGCATTTAGGAAAACCTCATGCACGAAAGATCAAAAACTTCTTAGAAACTCTTCTAGAAGATGCATCCCGATACGAGCATGATCGTCGTCCAGGACGTAAAAAACGTTCTAAATAATGTCAGAGTTCACATATAGGAGGTTGGTTTCCATATTATTTTTGAACACATAGGGGAGGAAACCATGTTAATTGCACTAGCAGTTTTAGTTACAATCGGTGCATTCATTTTAGGAATCACCGTCTCTTGGTTGGCAAAGGGGTACGTCGAAGATTTTATCGAGAATGCTGCTTATGCTAAGTCAGTCACCCATCCAGAAATGTTTGACGAGGATGGTAACATGTTACATGATGAATTGATTTACATCAGACCTGAGACTAATCTTTGGGAACTTGATGATGAAGATGATGATGATTAATTAAAGGAGTTTATGATGCCTACACGATCTATTGAAAACAGCAACTCAAGGTTGCTACTTAGTGAGATCCTTAGAAAGGTCTCTAATGCAAAAACGAAGGCAGAGAAAATTTCTCTCCTTCAGCGACACAATTCTGCCGCTCTTCGTCAGCTATTGATTTGGAACTTTGACGAGAGCGTCGTTTCTATGATTCCTGATGGGGAAGTACCATACACACCCAATGATGCGCCAGTGGGCACAGACCACACTCGCTTGGAGCAGGAATATAAAGGTTTCTATCGTTTCGTAAAAGGTGGTCAGGACCGTCTCCCTGCAGCAAAGAGGGAGTCAATGTTCATTCAATTGCTTGAAGGTCTTTCGGCAGAAGAAGCAGAACTTGTCTGCTTAGTCAAAGACAAAAAGTTGAATGATAAGTATAAAAGAATTACCCGAACTGTTATCTCAGAAGCATTTCCCTCGATTACCTGGGGAGGACGCAGTTGAGTAAGGTTAGAATTTTACAGCAAGGATGTGATCCCAGTGCTGCTGATGACACATCCCTACCATACACTACGTACTTGGTTGAATACCTTCAAGATGGTATGACTAAGTTTGATATTGTCCTTGCCAATAAGAAGGTTGATGTGTTTGATTATTATTGGGATCTATATCGAAATGATTTCGTGACATTTAATCAAACCAATGGTAGAATTAATCCGAAGTTATGGAACGATCCCTCAAAACCAAAAGGTAAAAAGAAATGACACATAGTATTTACGTCAGTAAACAAGGTCCTACACAGGAAGAACTTGAAGAGCAGCAAGCAGAAGCTGCTGCCGCTGAACAAAAAGCACAGCAAATAAAGAACGTTAAGGCAGTTGCCAAAGGTGTTGCTGCACTTGTCAAACCTTTGGTTCTTATGTTAGTATGGAACTGGTTAATGCCAGGTCTCTTTGGTTTACAAACCATTGGGTATCTCAAGGCATTCGGAATGATCATCATTACAAGTATTCTCTTTAAGAATGACGAACCAGAAAGTTGAATTAGTATCCGTTACCCCAGATGCAGAGAAGACCATGGGGTATGTTGCACGAGTCAGCAACCCCTCTAACCAGGATAATCCTAAGGTTGCAGGTCTTCTCAAGTATTGCATCAAACACGGGCACTGGAGCGTCTTTGAGCAGGCGTTCATGACCCTTGAGATTCATACTACCAGGGGTCTGGCAGCTCAGCTGCTCCGTCATCGTAGTATGACATATCAAGAATTTTCACAACGCTATGCTGATTCCTCCCTACTCACGGAGACGATCCCTCTACCTGAACTACGCAGGCAAGACACCAAGAATCGTCAGAATTCTATTGATGATATTGACCCGTTTGTCAAGCAAGAGTTTGAGATCAAAATGAGGCAGCACTTTGATGCTGGCATGAAACTCTATAAAGAGATGCTCGATGCTGGAATCGCAAAGGAGTGTTCTCGTTTTGTGCTTCCCCTCGCTGTGCCAACAAAATTGTACATGACGGGATCTGTAAGGTCATGGATCCACTATATAGATCTACGATCTGGACATGGAACCCAGAAAGAACATATGGAGATTGCTAACATGTGTAAGGCAATCTTTGTAGAACAATTTCCTATTTGTGCTGAAGCAATGGAGTGGAACTAATGCCAACATACAACGTAAAAAATCTCAAGACGGGAGAGAAAAAAGAATTCCGTATGACCATGAAGGAGTATTGTGAATGGAAAGACAATAATCCAGATTGGGATAAGGACTGGGAGGCAGCATCGCCAACAGGCACTATCTACGGCAAACCCAAACCTGACCAGGGTTTCAAAGAAGTAATGTCCAAAGTCCAAAAAGCACATCCCCGTGCAAACCTGAGTCGATACACCTAAACTATGGCAAGAGCAAGAAAAAGGAACACCACCAGTAATCCTGTCCCTCCTCACATGACTGCAAAACAAATCAAACGGAAAAAACCAATTGATAAGTCATACATGGTTCCTATCAAACCATTGACTGAGAATCAGACTGTTGCCTTTGAACAATATTCATTGGGTAAGAATCTGTTGCTCCATGGTGCTGCAGGAACTGGTAAAACATTTATCACCTTGTACCTTGCTCTGCAAGAAGTACTTGACGAAAACACACCTTATGATAAAATCTATATTGTAAGGTCTCTTGTGCCGACTCGTGAGATTGGTTTCCTTCCTGGAGATCATGAAGACAAGTCTGCACTTTATCAGATTCCATATAAGAACATGGTTAGATACATGTTCAGTATGCCTGATGACAATTCATTTGAGATGCTTTATGATAACCTCCGAGCGCAAGAGACTGTTAGTTTCTGGTCTACGTCTTTTATCCGTGGCGTCACTCTTGACAACGCTATTGTTATTGTTGATGAGTTTTCAAATCTCAACTTCCATGAACTTGATTCGATGATCACCCGTATTGGTGAAGATTCTAAGATTATGTTCTGTGGAGATATTACACAATCTGATCTAGTAAAAGAAAACGAGAAGACTGGTATTGCAGACTTCATTCGTATCCTTCAGAGTATGCAGGAGTTCTCTTGTATTGAATTTGGTATCGATGATATCGTTCGCTCTGGTCTGGTTAAGTCTTACTTGATCTCCAAATATAATTTAGGATTTTAATGTTTAATTTTGTTGATGTCGCCCTTGATAATCATGTTGAGGTCGAAGCAGTTGATCGAGATGGAACTCGTTTCTACCCCATCCCTGGGGCAGATAAATATTATCCAAGTGTGACCTCTATCACATCGTTTAAGAACGCGCAATTTTTCCAGAAGTGGAGATCTAGGATTGGTGAAACAGAGGCAAATCGAATTACTGCTAGAGCAACACAGAGAGGCACTGCCTTTCACGCACTATCAGAAGAATATTTCAAAGGCGAACTAAACATCGACAAGTACTTGGAAAATAATCCATTATCTGTTAGAATGTTTCAGTCAGCAAAGTCTACGTTAAATCGGATAGACAATATTCATTGTCTAGAGACTTTCCTTTATTCCCATTATCTTGGTTTAGCGGGTCGAGTAGACTGCATTGCTGAGTTTGATGGCGAGTTAGCGGTAATCGATTTCAAAACTTCAACTAAGGAAAAGAAGGAAAATTGGATTGAACATTACTTTGTTCAAGAAACTGCATACGCAGCAATGTTCCTCGAACGTTCAGGTTTAGAGGTAAAGAAAATTGTCACCCTTATCGCCACTGAAGATAGCACTATTCAAGTGTTTGAGAAGTACAATCTTGATGACTATTTACAATTACTTAAGTCCTATATTGAAGAGTTCGTCTCCTACCATGCCAAAAGATAATCCCCTAGAGGACAAGTTCCTAACACCGACAAGGTTCTCTCAGGAGATTGAACGTATGGTGAAGACCAGCAAAGGACTGATCACATACATTGAAGCAGTAACTACATACTGCTCTGAGAATGAAATTGAAATCGAAACAGTTCCTAAACTGTTATCGAAACCACTGAAAGAACGTCTGCGCCACGAGGCAATGCGTTTGAACTATATGAAACAATCGTCTAAAGGAGTCTTACCATTGTGACTGGATTTGAAGTGTATAAGATGTATCTCGCACTCAAACAACACTTCACCAAACAGGATTACGATTATTTCAAATACAGAGGTAAAGTTCGCGCTAATGAAAAATCATTTGAACAGCGGCGCGATCGTTACTTCTTCAAAAAATTAGCGACGAAGTACTCAGATGCTGAACTCTTGAGTTACTTCGTCGCTAATTTTGTAAATGACTCTAAAGGTTATCTCCAATCCTTCAGTAAGGATATCTACACCGACTGGAAGATCAATCAAGAGTCTTTTACATATAAATTTAAACAGGATGTCAATACTCTACTAGATGATTATCAAATTCCATATGATCAAGCATTTGAGAAACTGTTTGTAGTCGAATGTGGACATCCTCCAATCATTAAGCATTATTTGGGTGGCAGTATATCTTTAGAGACTCTGGTTGTATTTGAAAAATGTCTTGGTTTCGTTTCTAACTTTGATAAGAAACTAACAGATCCCATATGGAAAGAAGTTAGAACAAAGACATTAAAATACAAACCATTTTTAAAAATTGATTGCCAAACCTACAAACGTGTGTTACTAGAAACTATACGGACGAAGTTATGAGTTTTTTTCAATCAGAACAAGTACAAGAAAACTTACAAGACATCTTCAACACCTATCAAAAACTATCATACATGACATCTAGACTTCCTACGATGAATAGGGATGAGAAGATGAATCATATTGAAAATTGTAAGAGTTTGATCGACAAACAGAAGACCTTTTATGGTAGACTATGCCTTGCTGCATCCGAAGACAAGGACGCAGCAGATATGAAGACGAGGATCAACGCTCTTGCCAATGCTTTTGGATACGAGAACCTCGCTCTCTGCATGGACGCTATGGTCAGCACTTTAGAACAAGCAGCAGAGAGAGAAGGTTGACACCCCATACATAGTATGCTACGATTATCCAGTAGCAAACAAACAAACCTACACATTCAATACGGAGAATACAACTATGTCGTTCGCATCCCTCAAAAAAGCGTCTTCCACTGGGAATACTCTTTCCAAACTGACGCGAGAGATCGAAAAACTAAACCAACCTGCTCAGGGCAGTGGTGCTGATGAGCGCCTCTGGAAACCTGAACTGGACAAGTCTGGTAACGGATTTGCCGTTATCCGATTCCTTCCCGCTCCCGATGGCGAAGATCTGCCTTGGGCAAAGATCTGGTCTCACGCTTTCAAGGGTCCTGGTGGACAGTGGTATATTGAGAACTCTCTCACCACTCTCGGCAAGGATGATCCTGTTGGCGAGATGAACCGTGAACTTTGGAACAGCGGTCGTGACAGTGATAAAGAGATTGCTCGCGCACAGAAGCGTAAGCTGTCTTACTACTCCAACATCTATGTTGTGAGTGATCCTGCTCACCCTGAGAACGAAGGCAAAGTCTTTCTGTACAAGTTCGGAAAGAAGATCTTTGACAAACTGACTGAAGCAATGCAACCTGCATTTGCAGACGAAACTCCTATCGATCCTTTCAACTTCTGGAAGGGTGCTGACTTCAAACTGAAGATCCGCAAGGTCGAAGGATACTGGAATTATGATAAGTCTGAGTTTGCTGCTCCT